CTGGAAAAACACTGGAGACAATAGTTATGATGGTGAAAAACTAGCTTTATTAGTTCATGATGAATCTGGTAAATGGGAGAGACCCGATAATATTTTAAATAACTGGAGGGTTACAAAAACATGTTTACGATTAGGTAGTAGAATTATAGGTAAATGTATGATGGGTAGTACTTCAAACGCTTTAGATAAAGGTGGAGAAAACTTTAAAAAATTATACAATGCCTCAGATGTCACAAAAAGAAATAGAAATGGTCAGACAAAGTCTGGCTTATACTCTTTGTTTATCCCAATGGAATGGAACTACGAAGGATTTATTGACGAGTATGGAATTCCAGTCTTTACTACTCCTGATATCGATAGACTCACACCAGACGGTGAACTAATAGACATAGGTGTAATAGATAGCTGGCAAAACGAAGTAGATGGATTAAAAGATGATCAAGATGCTTTGAATGAGTTTTATCGTCAGTTTCCAAGAACTACAGAGCACGCATTTAGAGATGAGACTAAGGGAAGTATATTTAACTTAATCAAAATATACGAGCAGATAGATTATAACGAAGAGATGTCTAGAACGTTGGGGGTTACAATAGGTAATTTTCAATGGGTAAATGGAATTAAAGATACTCAAGTTATATTTTATCCAGATCCAAAAGGAAGATTTAAAGTTAGTTGGGTTCCACCTCAGCAACTACAAAATAGAGTAATACTCAAAAATGGCATTAAGTATCCAGGTAATGAGCACATGGGAGCTTTTGGTTGTGATAGTTACGATATATCAGGAACTGTAGATGGCACGGGGTCTAAGGGAGCTTTACACGGTTTAACTAGATTTAGCATGGAAGATGCTCCAGCTAACAGTTTCTTTTTAGAATACTTATCAAGACCACCAACGGCAGAGATGTTCTTTGAGGATGTTCTAATGGCTTTAGTATTTTACGGGATGCCTATACTTGCTGAGAACAATAAACCTCGTCTCTTGTATTACTTGAGACGTAGAGGATATAGAGGGTTTAGTATGAATAGACCTGATAAAGTTTGGAACAAACTATCTGTAGCAGAAAAAGAAGTAGGTGGTATACCTAACTCTTCAGAAGATATTAAACAAGCCCACGCAGCTGCAATTGAGATGTACATACAGGATCACGTTGGAATAAAGCGAGATGGAACGTTTGGAGATTTGTATTTTAATGAATTACTAAACGATTGGAGTAAGTTTGATATAAATAAAAGAACAAAGCATGATGCGTCAATAAGCTCTGGTTTAGCTATTATGGCTAACAATAGGCACTTGTACGCGCCAAATGCGAAGATAGAAAAACCAAAATTAAATATACACATATCTAAGTATTCAAATACAGGTGGTATGTCTAAAATAATTAAGAAATAATATGAGGAATTTTCCAAGTCAAGTTGTTAGCGATGCAGAGAAGATAAGCTATGAGTATGGGCTTAAAGTTGCTCAGGCTATAGAGGGAGAGTGGTTTGACGAAACAAATAGTCAGAGTAGGTATACTAACGGTAAAAACAATTTTCATAATCTTAGGTTATACGCTAGGGGAGAACAATCAATTCAAAAGTATAAAGATGAATTATCTATTAATGGTGATTTATCCTACCTTAATCTAGACTGGAAGCCAGTTCCTATTATATCTAAATTTGTGGATATAGTAGTAAATGGTATTGCTGAAAGAACTTACGATATAAAAGCTTTCTCACAAGATCCTTATGGGGTTAGTAAACGTACTGAGTATATGAACTCTATAATGGAGGATATGAGAACAAAGGAATTAAAAGACTTTGTTAAAGAAAACTTTGGTATGGACTTGTTTAAAAACCCTCCTTCAACGCTACCAGAAACACAGGAGGAACTAGATCTACACATGCAGCTTAATTACAAGCAGGCCGTTGAGATAGCTGAAGAACAAGCTTTAAACGTTTTGTTTGAAGGTAATAAATATGAGTTAACGAAAAAGAGGTTTTATCACGATCTTACCGTTTTAGGTATAGGTGCGGTGAAAACCTCTTTTAATACTTCTGAGGGTGTGACTATTGATTATGTTGATCCTGCAAACCTAGTATACTCACACACTGATTCCCCTTATTTTGAAGATATATATTATGTTGGTGAGATTAAAACAATACCAATAAACGAACTTATAAAGCAGTTCCCACACCTCACGACTGAGGATTTAGAGGAAATGCAAAAGAGTAGTAGCGTTAGTAAGAAATACAATAAACGTTACAAAGATGGTGAGCTTGATAAAAACAAGGTAGATGTGCTTTACTTTAATTATAAAACTTACATGAACGAAGTTTATAAATTAAAAGAGAGCGCTACCGGTGCTGAGAAAGCTATTGAAAAAGACGACAGTTTTAATCCTAATGAAAATGAAAACTTTAGTAAAGAGTCTAGGAAAATGGAGACTCTATACGAGGGCGCTTTAGTTATAGGTACTAAAAAGCTTTTAAAGTGGGAAATGTCAAAAAACATGATGCGTCCTAAAAGTGATTTTACTAAAGTAAAGATGAATTACGCTATATGTGCGCCTAGAATGTATGAGGGGCGTATTGATTCTCTAGTTAAAAGAATTACTGGTTTTGCTGATATGATTCAGTTAACACATTTAAAGCTGCAACAGGTAATGGCTAGAATGACACCTGATGGTGTTTATTTAGACGCTGATGGTTTAGCTGAGATAGATTTGGGTAATGGGACTAATTATAACCCGCAAGAAGCTTTAAACATGTTCTTCCAAACAGGTAGTGTTATTGGTAGATCATACACTTCTGACGGAGATATGAACGCCGGTAAAATACCAATACAGGAAATTACAAGTGGAGCTGGAGGTGGTAAATTACAAGCGCTTATAGGTAACTATAACTACTATCTACAAATGATTAGAGATGTGACTGGTTTAAACGAAGCTAGAGATGCTGCTAATCCAGATCCAAAATCTTTAGTAGGTGTTCAAAAAATGGCGGCCGCAAATTCAAACACAGCAACTAGACATATATTACAAGGTGGATTATTTTTAACAAGTGAAGTAGCGGAATGTTTATCACTTAGAATATCTGATATTATAGAATACTCACCAACTAAAGATGCTTTTGTTCAAGCTATAGGAGCTCATAACGTGGCAACTTTAACTGAGATGTCCGATCTTCATTTGTATGACTTTGGAATATTTATAGAGTTAACTCCAGATGAGGAGGAGAGAGCGATGTTAGAGAATAACATTCAAGTAGCATTGGGACAACAGAATATAGAGTTAGAAGACGCTATAGATCTTAGAGAGATAAAGAATATTAAGTTAGCCAATCAACTCTTAAAGATTAGGAGAAAGAAAAAGATGGATAGAGATCAGAAAATGCAACAAGAAAACATGCAGGCTCAAGCTCAAGCTAATATCCAACAACAACAAGCTTCGGCTGAACTTGAAATGCAGAAGCAACAACAAGTAGCTCAAACAGCTATATCTATAGAAGAGGCGAAATCAAGATTTGAGATTGAAAAGTTAAACCAAGAGGCGCAAATAAAAAGACAGTTGATGGAGCAGGAGTTCCAATATAACATGCAACTTAAGGGAGTTGAAAGTAATCAGAGATCTCAAGGTGAAAAAGAAAAAGAAGATCGTAAAGACGAGAGAACAAAGATTCAAGCGACACAACAATCAGAAATGATTGAGCAAAGAAAAGGAAGTACAGGACCTAAGAATTTTGAATCTTCAGGTAACGATGTATTAGGAGGTATTGATATGTCGAACTTTGGTCCTAGATAAATTTATTAACTATTATTATATTATATTATGGCAGAAAAAGAAGAGCCAATCGCTGATGGCGAGACTGGCAAAATTAAAGTAAAAGCAAAAGAAGCAAAACAACCAGATGGTAACGAAACAAAAGGAAACGTTACAAAGGTTAAAGCAAAAATGAAAAAACCAGCTGAGATTGTTGAAGAAACTATTACAAAAGTTGACTTAAGCAAACCAGTTGAAGAAACTAAAGTTGAAGAATCTGTTGAGAAAACAGAAGAACCAACAGCGATTGTTGAAGAAATTATTGAGGAAGTTATTGAAAAACCTGTAGAAGAAACCACAGAAACACCGGTTGTTGAAGAGATAACAAACGAAGTTCAAGAAGAAGTAGAAGAAGTAGCAGAGGCTGTAGAACAAGCTATCACACAATCGGAGCAAACCGGCCAAGCACTACCAGAAGATATTCAGAAGTTAATGTTCTTTATGGAAGAGACTGGTGGGGATTTAACTGACTACGTTACTCTTAACCAAGATTTTTCAAAACTAGATAATCATACTTTATTAACAGAATACTACAAATCTACTAAACCACATTTATCACAAGAAGAAATTGAATTTGTTATGGAAGACACTTTCTCTTATGACGAAGAGGTTGATGAAGATAGAGAGATAAAAAGAAAAAAATTAGCTATGAAAGAGCAAGTTGCTCAGGCAAAGCTACACTTGGAAAGTGTAAAATCCAAATACTATGAAGATATCAAGAGCGGAGGGAAGCTCACGAAAGAGCAACAAGAGGCAATTGAATACTTCAATACACACAGCGAGGAATCAGAGAAAAACCGTGAAATCTATAACCAACAGCAACAAGCTTTTATGAATAAGACTAACAACCTTTTCAATGATAAGTTCAAAGGTTTTGAATATAACATTGGGGAGAAAAAGTTTAGGTTTAACGTGAAAGACAGTGCTAAGGTTAAAGAAACTCAAAGCGACATTAACAACTTTATCAAAAAGTTTTTGACTAAAGAGAATACAATGAAAGACGCCGCGGGTTATCACAAGGGACTTTTTACCGCAATGAATCCAGATCAGGTTGCTAACCACTTTTACGAACAAGGTAAAGCAGATGCTTTAAAAGAAAGTATCGCTAAATCTAAAAACGTAAATATGGATCCTAGGCAAGCTTATAGTGAGAATGTAAACACTAGTGGGTTAAGGGTTAGAGCGTTAAACGATGATGGACCTGATTTCAAGTTTAAAATTAAAAACAAAAATAAATAACAATTTAAAAATTTAAAATTATGGCAATTACTGCAGGAGGTAGTTTGAATAGTGTTCCAGCTTCACAGAAAGCAACATTATCTACAAATTATCTAGACTTAGCTGGAACAACCGGAGAAGGTTGGGCACAGCAATATTTACCAGACCTAATGGAAAAAGAAGCTGAAGTTTTCGGACCGAGAACTATTTCAGGTTTCTTATCACAAGTTGGGGCTGAAGAGGCTATGACAGCTGATCAAGTTGTATGGTCTGAACAATCAAGATTACACTTATCTTACACATGTACAGTTGTAGGTGCTGGAGATACAAATGGTACAATAGCAATTACTGCTGATATCGATGGTGATACAACAGTTGGCGCTACAGCATCTAGAAAACACGGTATTAGAGTTAACGACATGTTATTAATAGCACAATCTGGAGTTGTGATCAAAGCTTTAGCTGTTGAGACTCCAAACTCAAACATTGTTTCAATTGAGCCTTATGCTAATGACGTTGCTTCTGACCAACTATCTGACGCTGCTGCGACTGTATTGGTTATTGGTTCTGAGTACGGTAAAGGAGCTTCTTACGCTGACGAAACTGGTACGTATAAAACTGATTCAAGAGGTGCTAACGAACCTACGTTCAAATCGTTCAGCAACAAACCAATCATTATGAAAGATTACTACGAAGTATCAGGTTCTGATACAGCTAGAATTGGTTGGGTTGAAGTTGCTTCTGAAGATGGACAATCAGGTTACTTATGGTACTTAAAAGCTGAGGCTGATACAAGAGCTCGTTTCAACGACTATTTAGAGATGACAATGTTAGAAGCTGAAAAAGCTGGTGCTGATTCTCTTATTGGTTTTGGTGCTAACAGTCAGGTTAGAGGAGCTGCGGATGCAGGTACTCAAGCTGGTACTGAAGGTTTATTCGCTGCTATTGAGTCTAGAGGTAATATTACTTCTGGTATCACTGGCGTTAACGCTGCTACTGATTTAGCGGAATTTGACGCTATCTTAGCTGAGTTTGACAAGCAAGGAGCTATTGAGGAAAACATGATGTTTGTAAACAGAGCTACTTCGTTAGCAATGGATGACATGTTAGCTTCTATGAATTCTTACGGAGCTGGTGGTACTTCTTACGGGGTATTTGACAACTCTGAAGACATGGCATTAAACTTAGGTTTCTCTGGTTTCAGAAGAGGTTCTTATGACTTCTACAAGTCTGACATGAGATACTTAAACGACAAAGCTACAAGAGGTGGAATTAATGATGCTGCTGGTAGCGCTGCTATTAGAGGGGTTATGGTTCCAGCTGGTACATCTACTGTTTATGACCAAATGTTAGGTAAAAACTTAAAGAGACCATTCTTACACGTACGTTACAGAGCTTCACAAACTGACGATAGAAGAATGAAATCTTGGGTTACTGGTTCTGTTGGAGCTGCTACATCTGCTTTAGATGCAATGCAAATCCACATGTTATCAGAAAGATGTTTAGTTACACAAGGTGCTAACAATTTCATGTTAATGAAATAAGCATTTATTATATTAAGGATCGAGGCTTCGGCCTCGACCCTTTATTTTTTATTAATTTTATTATATATTATATTATGGCAAAGAAAAAAACAAAGAAGGTTGAGGTAGAACCTCAAATTGAAACAATGAAAGAAGTAGTTACAGAATTTTTTGAAGAAACATTTGAAGAACCTGTAGTTGAAGAACCAAAAGCAAGAGAAAGAAAAGTACCTACTGATGAGTGGGAAATTAAAGATAGATTATATCTTTTGAAAGGTGGTAAAAAACCATTATCAAGATCTGTTAAGTCTGCGGACATATATTATTTTGATAAAGAAAAAGGATACGAAAGAGAACTTAAATACTGTCAAAACCAAAAAACTCCGTTTGTTGACGAGATGAAAGGAGACCAAAGGTTGGAGCATATTGTTTTTAGATCAGGAAACCTATATGTACCAAAAGAAAAAACAACTTTACAAAAACTATTAAGTTTATATCACCCACATAGAAACTCTATTTATGAGGAATATAAACCAGCGGCGTTAGCAGCTGATGAGATAGATGTTTTAGAACAGCAAGTTGAAGCGTTGGTAGCTGCTAGAAACGTTGATATTGACACGGCTGAAGCTATCATGCGTGTAGAAAAAGGTTCTGAGGTGTCTAAGTTGAGTTCTAAGGAGCTTAGAAGAGATTTATTAGTATTTGCAAGAAACAATCCTAAACTCTTCTTAGAGTTAGCGGATGACGAAAACGTGATGCTAAGAAACTTTGGTATTAGAGCTGTTGAAGGGGGAATATTAAGGTTGTCTACTGATAGAAGAAACTTCTTATGGGGATCTACCGGGAGAAAGTTAATGGTTATACCGTTTGACGAACATCCATATACTGCTCTAGCACACTGGTTTAAAACCGATGAGGGTATGGAAATCTATTCTAATATAGAGAAAAGATTAAATAATTAATCAAACTGTAGAGCGGTCGCCCTACGGGGCGATCGTAAACTACAAATTAAATATATGGAGAAAAAATCAAAAGGATTAGGCGACTCAATAGAAAAAATTACAAAAGCAACAGGAATAAAAAAAGTTGTAGATACAGTTAGCAAGATTGTTAAGAAAGATTGTGGATGTGGAGAAAGAAAAGATACTTTAAATAGATTATTCCCTTATAATAAATAAAAAATATGATACTAGTAGATACGGTATATCAAAAAGTTTTAGCATTAGCTAATAAAGAACAAAGAGGTTATATAACGCCTCAAGACTTTAACTTGTTTGCTAATCAAGCGCAGTTAGAAATATTTGAACAATATTTTTATGACGTAAATGGAGCTAGAAGAGTTCAAGGCAATGATACCGTGTACGCTGATATTGATGACATGCTTGAAGAAAAAATGCAGGTTTTTGAGCAAGCAGATGACGCTGCTGTTATAGGCACTTTTAACATTTTTGTAGGTGGTGTTTTTCTTCCTAACAATTATTATAGAGTTCATAGAGTAGAAGCAGTGAATACTACTACTAGAGTTTTTGGGGTTTGTGAAATATTGAATACTAAAGACTTTGCTGATTGCACTGTTAGCGGTCCGCTATTAGCCCCAAGTGATAATAGACCTGTAGCTAATATAAGAGATAACGAGTTAAGATGTATTGGAAGTAATAATCTACCTTTAGATCCATTCCGTATTTTTTACTTTAGAATACCCGCTAGAGTCAACTGGACTTACGTTGTTATTAACAAGCAAGCAATGTACAACGCCAACGCAACAACTCAAAATTTCGAATTACATCCTTCAGAAGAAAATCAACTTGTAAATAAAATATTAAGGTTAGCTGGTATATCTAACGAGCAACCAGAAGTTATGAGGGCTGGTCAAGAGATGGATATGACTACCGTTAAGCAACAACCAAAAACATAATAAATAAATGGCATTATTAAATCAAACACCGCAAGCGTATTACGATGGCAATGATTATGGAGGTTATCAGTTTGTCTCTTTAAACGATATTATAAACCAATTTATGTTTGTGTATGTTGGTGAAGACAAGATTATATCTAAAGCAAGTAGAACAGACGTTGCTTTTCACGCGCAAAGAGCTTTGGCTGAGTTGTCGTTTGACACGCTGAAATCTTGTAAAGCGCAGGAGATAACTGTACCCGCATCACTTCAAATGACGCTTCCACAAGATTATGTTAATTATACTAAAATTAGTTGGGTAGATTCCGCTGGTATTAAACACCCTTTATACCCAGCTAGTAAAACTTCAAACCCATCAAACCCATATCAAAATAGCGATGGTGATTTTAAAATAACAGCTATTGGGGCATTAAAAAGTGCAAGTTACACGCTTTCAGAGAGAAATAAAGTAGTTTTAGATGGTGAATACAATCAGATTCTTCCTGGAATGATAGTTACTGATTTGGCTGAAGGTACTAATGGTTTTATACAACCAGGCACGTTTGTTAAGCAAGTCTTTAATAACAATGGTATAACTACAGTCACTCTTCGTTTAAGTGATGGTACAGATACTTATCCATTGTGGGCAGATGATGCTGGTAGTACAGCTCATTTAGTGAGTGATATCTCTGTACCATTAACCTTTAGTAATAAGAATGCTCCAACGATTATGAGTGAAAAAAACTCTGTTGTAGTTGAAGTTACCGCTACAGGTACTGAATCTTCCGAGTTTGGTGGTCAAATACTAAGCGGTTCATCTGGTAGTTTTGCTAATTTAGAAGTTGGCATGTTAATAGCTAATTCGGGTTGGCCGTCGGGAACATTCATAACAAGCGTTAATGATACCTACATAACTCTTAGTAGTGATCAACTTGATCCATCTGTGCTGGTTTATCCTGCTACTTTTAACGCAATCTTTCTTTCTCCAACCAGTTCCTCAGACACTTGGTCGAATTACAAGTCAGCAAATCTCAGTCAACCAGATCATTACGATCACTATGCTCACCATGCGCATGACCATGATCATGACCACGTATTTAATAATAGATACGGATTAGATCCTCAACACTCTCAAGGTAATGGGTCTTTTTATATTGATTGTGTGTCTGGAAAAATTCATTTTAGCTCTAATATTTCTGGAGAAACTGTAATATTAGATTATATAAGTGATAGTCTAGGAACGGATGATGAAATGCAAGTTCATAAATTTGCGGAAGAAGCTATGTATAAATCAATATCGTATGCAATATTATCGGGTAAATCTAATATACCTGAATATCAAGTCAATAGATTTAAAAAGGAAAGATTCGCAGCTATTAGAACTGCAAAATTAAGATTGTCTAATTTAAAATTAGAAGAATTAACTCAAATACTTAGAGGTAAATCTAAGTGGATAAAACACTAGTACATGCCAGAATTTAAGCGTAATTTTACCGCTGGTAAAATGAACAAAGATCTTAACGAGCGTCTTGTCCCTAAAGGGGAATATAGACACGCTATGAACGTGCAGGTTTCAACTTCAGAAAACTCTGATGTCGGTACGGTTCAGAACATATTGGGCAACGAAAAGATAAACAATCAAGCTATTATGCCGGTAAGCAGCGTTTGCATTGGTACTATTGCTGACGAAAAAAACGACGCTTTATACTGGTTTACTACGCAAGAGAGTTGGCCTTCACAACCTTTTTCTAAAAATAGCTTAGAATTTGATAGTCCTCAAGGTATTAATAACGCTAAAAAAGATATAATTTGGGAACACAAAGATAATACAATAACACCTGTTTTTTGTGCTACAGGGTTAATTTCTTACGTAGCATTTCATAGTTCAGGTAACCATATTGAATGGGACACTAGTAACTTTAAAGTTAAATTTCCTTTTAGCGTTGACAACTCGTTACTAGTCGACATGGATGTTGAGATAATGGCTTACAATGCGTCTGGAACTACTGAGGTTTTTGACGGTTTTACTATTACTAATGTAACTGGAGGTGATATAACTTTAAGTGGCGATATAAGTTTTTTAGATAATTCTACGACAGATACTCAGCTTAAAAACACTAAGTTTTTTTTCTCAACAGCAAGTGAATTTAACACTTCTTTAAATTTTGATTCAAATAAAATTATAACTGGAATCAATGTTATAGATGACATGTTATTTTGGACAGATGGTTATGACGAACCCAAAAAAATAAATATATCTCGTAGTATAGAAGGAACCAAGATTGCTGCTACTGGAATTGTTATGCCAACAAAACTGTTAAATCCCGCTAGAGACATTACTGCACTTAGTGATATCGCTTGTAAAAAAGAACATATTACAGTTATTCGTAGAGCGCCATTACGCCCTCCTACGCTAAACATGAGCACGAAAAAAAGACAAAATCTTGATCCCGAAGTAGATTTTCTCGCAACTACAAACCCTACGTTTGCTGGGAGGCTAGTTGGAGATGAGATTTGGGTTAAAGTGATGGCGATTAGTGGCGTGCATCCTGACTTAAGAGTTGGGGACTATTTAAAACTACTAGATGACGCTAGTTTTGTGGCTGGCGGCTCTATAGCGGACGACTATTTAGTGAGAGCTTCTGTTACGCAGAAAATTCAAGGACCATACAATCCTTCCGCAACTTCATTCTCAGGAGGTCCAGGACCCTTACCTTCTAATCATACTGCTTATTGCCTTAAAATTCAAAGTTTATCAAACATTACCGCTAGTGCTATTGATACAGCGTATAGTTGGATTGGATCTTTAGAAGGCGAAGAGGTTTTATTTGAACGTAAGTTTCCTAGATTCGCTTATAGATACAAGTATATAGACAATGAGTACTCTTCTTTTAGTCCTTTTTCTAGCGTTGCGTTTTTACCAGATCAATTTGGTTATCAACCTATAAAAGCATATAACACGGCTATGCTTAACAAATTAAAATCTTTAATTGTAGAAGATTTTGTACCAACTGATATGCCGCTTGATGTTGTTCAAGTTGATATTTTATATAAAAACGAAACGTCTCCTACGGTTTATTTACTAGATAGTATCACGCCTAAAGATCAGATACCAATCGATAAAACTACAAATCCATGGAATTCTTTTGGAAGTTCTACTGGTGATAATGCTGACATGGGTGCTTTAGAAATATCAACCGAAAGTATATATGCAGCGCTACCAACAAATCAAACTTTAAGATCTTGGGATAATGTTCCAAAAACAGCGGTAGCTCAAGAAATATCTAGTAATAGAATTATTTATGCTAATTACACGCAGGGTTACGATATGAGGTTGCTAGAAAACTCCATTGACACTTTAAAACCTAATATCATTACATTCTTAAATAACAAACCCATAAGCGACTACAATGCTAATACGTCAGTTAAATCTCTTAGGAGTTATGATATAGGTGTTGTTTGGGGTGATAAATATGGTAGAGAAACACCTGTAATTGCTTCTTCACAAGGTTCTACCGTGGTGACTAAAAACGAGGCTGTTAATAGTAATTATTTTTCAGTAGAATTAGACGACTCTCCGTATTGGGCTGAATATTATAAATTTTATATAAAAGAAACATCTAACGAGTATTATAATTTACCGGTTGATAGGGTGTATGATGCTGAGGACGGAAATATATGGGTGTCTTTCCCGTCTGTAGACAGAAACAAAGTGCAGGAAGATACATATCTTATTTTGAAAAAAGGTATAGATTCTAATTTATTGGTTAAACAAGAGGCTAGGTACAAAATTGTAGCAATAGAAAATGAAGCTCCAGAATATATAAAAACTACATACGAACTCCTTGTAGAAACAAATACAGACGCTTCGAGACCAGTTAACTCCTGTGAGTTATGGGGAGGAACCTATGACGCTATAGCTTTAACCTGTACTTTGACTGGTGGAACTAGATCACCAGAGCCAGGGTACAAATATTTTACTATTGGGAGCGATGCTTGGTCAGGCACTTATAGTACAGCGTCAGCAAACATGGGGTTACCTATGCTAAATAAACTGTTTGATGAAGTTACTGAAAACAGCGTAACAGACGAGGTGTTCGTTCAATTCTCTCGTGTACCTGATACTGGAAACCCTCAATACAGTCAAAGATACCACGTCTCAAGTGTTGAGGTTTTTACAAGCGACGATCCGTTTTACACCATACATCTTGATCAAGTTATATTTGGATCTGGAGGTAACCCTGATTTTGATGATTCTTTTGTAACAAATAATATAGCTAATGGTAATGACAATATACACGTTCATTTTTATAAAAAATCTATAACAAACAAACCAGAGTTTGATGGTAGGTTTTTTGTAAAAATATTAAAAGACGACATTGCTATGGATAATTTAGTTTTACCAGGTGAACCTACTATAGTTAATAACACGATCCAAAAAGCCACTTTAAATCTTTTTAAAATAGAAGAGACAGGATCTGGCACTCTAGATCAAACTGCGTCAACATTTAGATATTCTTCAGGAGCTACAAACACTTCAGAACCAAGCGGTTGTACTACTTGCTCTAAAGATGATTGGGAAACTTTGTTAAAATTTGGTGTAAGCACAGTTACTTCCCAATGGTTTATTGATAAAGCTACTTTTGCTAGTAGGCAAATGGGCTCGCCAGATTCTAACGGTAAAATAGATCATGTTAGTGTGGAAACGCAATTAACAAGTGCTGGTCTAGATAGCACTATACCTTCGTCACATCCAGTAACCCAATCTTGCGATATAACAAGCTCTCAAAGCTCTTCGACAAGTCATACTTGTGGCGGTTGTGATTGGTTTTTTAACGACCCTTATTCATATTATCCTCACACTCACGATGGAGATGGAAAATCAAATGGGGCAATTGGAATGAAAGGTGTTTGGGAAGACGGGGGTAGTAAATATATAGATTTAGCATACTCTTCATTCGGTCCTAGTGATAGTCAAAGTGAAACGACTAACTCTAAGGTTAATTGGGCTATAGGTGATTCTCTTAATCCAGCAACAGTCAGTGAAGAGCAAGTTGTTGGATCTCTTAAGCAAGGTCAAAGATTTAGATATACAAATAATACGAGTATTGTTTATAAGATTTTAAGTGTAGTAAAATATAGGTTGTATAATTACCAAGGAAAAAGAACGATACCCGCTTCAGAAGCGAGTTACTCTCCCACGTTTTCATATGGATGGACAACTTGTGGTTGCTCAACAGGCTGGGACTATGTGTTTTTACAAATGAATAAAGACATGCACCTCAGCACTAATAGGCGATTTACTTATAGAATAAAATATGAAATCGATATGGACTTGTCTGATGCTGGAACCTTATCTACAGCTTCTTTTTCAGACGATAGTTTGTATGGTAATATATCTAACACGGTTAATGAAGGTATAGATTTTATAGACAAATATGTTACTGAGGAAGATAAAGAGATAAGCAGTAACCCAGCAATATTTGAAACAGAGCCTAAAGAGGGAACTGATTTAGATATATATTACGAAGCTAGTTCTAGTATACCTGTTTTCCCAGTTACTAATAAAAATAAATATTCTTATATTCCAGTTGGAAGTACAATACTACCAAACCCCTCAGTTGCTGGAACTACTAGTATAGATCTTTCCACCGTATTTATAACAGGTTGGGCTAATATATCTACCGATAGTAATAGCAGTACTATATATCTATCTGCACCAACACCAGCACTAGATATTATTTTATTACTCCAAGAAGGTGATATGAATATTTTGAAAGATAATGGTGAGATAGTTACCGTTGGAGTTGTTGGTGGTGAAGTTGATGCTAGTGGAAACGTTATACAATTAGATATTGTACCGAAAAAACGGTTTGGCTTAAACTGGTTCAACTGTTGGTCATTTAACAACGGTGTAGAATCTAACAGAATTGGAGACACGTTTAATAATCCATTTATAAGTAATGGTGTAGCTGCTTCTACCACTATTGACACTCAGTATACTGAAGAGCATAGAAAATACGGTTTAATATACTCGGGTATATACAACTCAACGTCAGGAGTTAACGAATTAAACCAGTTTATAGCTGCAGAAAAAATAACAAAAGATATTAACCCAGCATACGGTAGTATTCAAAAACTAAAGTCTGGCTGGGGGCAAGGGGGTGATTTAGTAACACTTTGTGAGGATAGAGTTTTAAAAATATTAGCTAATAAAGACGCGTTGTTTAACGCTGATGGTAACACTAACCTTACGTCTACAAATAAAGTTTTAGGACAAGCAATACCTTACTCTGGAGAGTACGGTATATCTACTAATCCAGAATCATTTGCATCGGAAGCTTATAGAGCTTATTTCACTGACAAAATAAGAGGTGTTGTTATGAGATTGTCTATTGATGGGTTAACACCTATATCTGATCAAGGTATGAGCGATTGGTTTAAAGATAATTTAAAAATAAATAATAAAGCTGTTGGAAGTTATGATGATAAAAAACGTGAATACAACTTAACCTTAAGTAACGTAATAAATTTTGAAGCTAGAGCGTTGGGGAATAGTAAAAACGCGTCTCAACCATGTGGACAATTTGATGCTGGTGACACAATATTACTAACAGCAGTTAACGCTAATAAAATAAACGTCGGTGATATACTAAGTGGAATTGGTATACCAAGTGGAACTTCAGTAGTTAGCAAAACTTTTATGGGTGGAGGTTTTGGAGCAAGCGTATCCTTGACAGGTTTTAATTGGAAAATAGAATTGAGTGTAGCTATGAACGGTGGTGCTATGGGCACAACTTTTTACTATGGCCCACCGGGTGGATGTGATGTTTATTGGAAAACAACCGTTTATATAGAGCAAGATGGTGATACAACTGTATCATACAAGGAAAGAGTAAAAGGTTGGGTTAGTTTCAAATCTTTTATACCTGAACAGGCTAGAAGTGTAGCTAACGACTACTACACATTTAAAGAGGGAGAAATATGGATGCATCACTCTGAAACGGGGTTTAGAAATACTTTCTACGATGATTTTAGTAATTCGGTAATTGAAGCTATTGTAAATGATGTGCCTGGTAGTGTAAAGTCTTTCAAAGCTGTTAGCTACGAAGGTTCTCAAGCTAAAGTTACGGTTCCAGAAAACGATGGTTTAATGTTTAATGATGGCGAGTATTTCAACTTAGAAGAAGAAAAAGGTTGGCATGTTACTAGTTCTTACACTAATTTAGAGCAAGGTAGTGTCGCTGAGTTTGTAAACAAAGAGGGTAAGTGGTTTGCGTATATTATAGGTAATGAAACTAGTATAAATAACGATGGTATAATAAACAACAACTACAATACGTCTGACTTTAGTGTTCAGGGTATAGGTAATTTAATTAGTACAGAAATAAATACTATAACTGGATGTACGGATGAAGATGCTTTTAATTTTTCTCCAGCAGCTTCAATACCTTGTAATGATGGTGCGCCGAACGATTGCTGTATTGAGGTAGTGCTTGGGTGTATTGACTCTTCCGCTAGTAACTTTGATTTATTAGCCAATACAGATGATGGTAGTTGTATTATTTTAGGTTGTACAAGTGAATATGGGCCTAGCGGTGTACTTAACAATAATTATAATTCAAGTGCAAATGTGGATGATGGAAGTTGTGAAGAGTATATACCTGGTTGTACAGATTCTACCATGTTTAATTTTAGTTCTACAGCTACTATAGCTTGTGGTGGTGATACTCCTATCCCCGGTGATGGGTATGGTCAAGCTGTCAACTATTGCTGTGAGCCTATTGCTGAAGGTTGTATAGATCCCAATGCAGATCAAGTAACTCCAGGCGCTAACACCAATAACGACACATGTACATACACTGGTTGTACAAATCCATTAGCTTCAAACTATAGTTTTAATGGTTCTAACCCACAGGTTGACGGTACAACTGGCAATCAAGCTAACTTGCTTTACCAAAATGGATATGCTGTTGATAATGGTCTTTGTGTTACAACGATTAACCCAGCAGAGTTACTAGGTTGTACTGATCCTTTGGCCAATAATTTTGATTCATCAGCAAATGTTGATGATGGTCTTTGTGAGTATTGCAGTGGACTCGCTTCTATAACCCCTATACCTACTGCTGTTGTTGGTTCTAGTAATTATTCTCCAAATTATTTTGTACCGTTAAATAATTACTTCGAAGCAAGTATAGTAAACGACGAAACATATCCTGGCGCTAATGATGGGCATATTAATGTTACTATAGTGTCAACTTCTCCGTTGGGTTCGGATTCAACACCAATACTTATTGATAGTGCTGGTAATACTGTCTTTGCTAGTATATCAGTTGGACAAACATACATGTTTAATAATATATCTAGCGGGCAATATGATCTGACTATTACTCAACACTCAAGTGCGTTTATTGGTGATCAGACAGCACCGTGTGTATTAAGCTACGAAAATTTACTAGAAGTATTACCTGGAACTGAAGTGCTTGGGTGTACAGACAATACGGCTTGTAATTACAACCCACTAGCTACACCGGGTAACTTAGATGCAGCAAATTGTGATTACACTTCTTGTGTTGGCTGTATGGACTCAAATGCAACAAATTATGATCCAAGCGCAACTATGCCCAGTATATGTACTTACGCTGTTAGTGGATGTACAGATCCTGCTGCAGATAACTATGATGCAACAGCTACTGTAGATGATGGTAGTTGTAATTATGCTGTTTTATTAGACCCTAACTCGCTGATGGTGGGTGATGCCTACAAAGGTGGAATAATAGGGCAGATTTTCCCCTCTACTCACCCTCTATATGTTGCCGGTGAAGTACACGGTATTATTGTTGCTACTGTAGATGCGAGTGCCAGCGCGTATTGGAGCCTTGGATGTTATAGTACTTCAATTGCAACTTCAGAAGACTCTGGACAAGGACAGAATAATACAAACGAGATTATTAATGCTCCTTGTAATTTAACTTCACTATCTACTGCTCACGCTGCAGCTATAGCATATAACTATACAGATGGAGTATATACGGACTGGTTTTTACCCTCTCACCATGAGCTTAAGAGAATAGCTCAACTTACTGGTCCTGGTGCATCGGGAACTAACTCTAACGGCGATTCAAATGATAATATTAGTAATTTCGTGCAAAATGGGACGTATTGGTCATCTAGTGAATCAACTATTGCAAAAGCTTTTGTCAGGGTAATACCATCACCAGTTACTTCTGCTAACCGACTCAAAACTGATAATTGGAGAGTTCGCGCTGTTAGATACTTTTAAAATTAATTAATAAACACTAAACTCAATAAATGGCATTTGTATTTACATTAACTTTTGAATTTGAATTAAATCACTCTTTACAAACTGGAGACAACGTGTATTGGACCTCTACTAGTTCTTTAGGTGGCTTTGATCAGCAGGCTAATATTAGTAACCAACAGCACTTAGGCGTAGTGCGGAATATCGTGTCACCTAATAATCTTGGTCAACACGATGTAATCGTATTTAGTGAGTATGATGTTTCGGGTGTACCGATACCTACTATATACCCACCTCCACCAGGGGCATATATATCTTTTTCTAAAAGTAGAAACGTTAATAATAACGAATTACTTGGATATTATAACTTACTTAGGTTTGAAAACGATGATAATAGAGATGCTAAGCTTTGGGCAGTAGGAACTGAAATAACTGAAAACAGTAAATAAATTAAATTATGGCAAACGGATACGGTAGTTCATCAAGTTCATCAAGTTCATCAAGTTCATCAAGTTCATCAAGTAGGGTAGCAGCAACGCGTCCACCAGCCCCTCTTGGATATCACTACATGCCAGATGGTAGTTTGATGCTTGATTCTGAAATGGGAATCACAACACCTACAACCCAGCTTACTGATGCTGTAAAAACTATAACATCTTTTGATTTAGATTTTTCTGATTTACCAGCTACAGGTGAACGCAGACCGTTTGTTATATCTGGAACTCAAGGCGCAAGATTTAAGTTAGAAGTTAAAGATTTAGATACTGGTAAGTATTATAATTTTGTTACAAATACTTTTCAAACAACAGCTGATTCTCTACAAGAAACAATTACAGGTAGCGGTTACAATGGTGAAATAGTGTTTCCAGCTATAACAGGTAGTACAGATCAATATGATATATTTTTATATGCAGTGCCTTCTTCTACTCTAGAAGAATCAACTATTCATACCCCTTACAACGAAGTTAGATTTGGAGATGGTACTATAGATATAAATAACTCAACAGGTTCTGATTCTTTAATGATGCAAAAGGTTATATATCAATATGCAGCTTTAACTTTAACACTGTCAGGTTATACTATTGACGCTGCTGTAAGTGGAACTACTGCGACTGACACTATATCTATTAATAGAGGTAAATCCAAAACTAAAACGCCTTTTTCATTCACGTATACAGCTGCAGCGACAGCCGCTTATAGAGTTTTAAGGCAACCAGTGGCAGATGATATTTTATCTTTTATTAGTCCAGTTATTGGATCAGACCCAATTGATTTACCAGGGGAAAATATATATCCAGCGCGTAGAACCGCTTTTACAGGTGATGATGTTAACGGTGCTGTAACTAGTGGCGCTGTAGTTAGAATGGATAATACTGATTTATCAGCAGTTATCGCTGTTGGAGATAAAATAACAGCAACTGTAGCTACAGACACTGTAAACGGTGATTTTAGCGGTGGAGCTACCGCTATAACTATGGATTCTGCTGTAGCCACTAAGATGGCAGTTGGAGATCAAGTAACTGGAAATTCTGTTCTTGATAGAGGTATTTTTACTGTTGCTTCTATTGATTCTACGAATGTTTTTTCACTTAACGCATCAGCCGCTATAGATGATGGAACCACCTTGACTTTTAGTTCTAAAGTAAATAGAAGCACGACAACAGTTACGGTTGTTGAAACTAGTGGTACCGCCACTGATTTTACGATGTCACAAGATATTCAGTTTCGAGATAATCAACCTTTAACTTTTTGGCCTAGAATGAATTATAGTTGGCCTATTAATAATTATGCTAATATACTTAAAAAAGGCATGATAGTTGTACCTTCAACAAATATTACGACAGATACATCTATAGCAGACTACGAGGATAGTATAACTTTGTTTGAAGGAACATCACGAGAGAGAAAAATAATAAAAAACAAAAGATTTGCATTAAATACTTTAGGTAAAAAACCAACAGTAGTAAAAGGTTTAGTTACCGTTCAAGAAGGACAAGTTGTTTTTGACAAACAACAAGTCCTTGCTTTGGCTGGAGATGCATTAAAAATTGGTGGTTACGGAGAAAGCGAAATATTTCGAATATACGGCTGGGAGGTTAAGTTTACAGATTTAGCAGTTACCTTAACACCGCCAACAACAATAACTACCGGAGCAGTCAGCGATAGTACAACGGTGGGCGTGCTTGATAGAGAGGGCGTAATACAAAATTACTCTACAGTGGACGGTATAGGTATAGGTTCAAGTCACACTGACACTGTAGATGGAGCAATAAATGGGTTGACTAAAATAGTAATGGATGCTAATGTTGCTGGGCATATGAAAGTTGGTACTAAAGTAACTGGACCTGGAATTCCCAAGTCCTCCACGGTAACAGTAGTGGCACTAAATCCAGATGGAGATAATGCAAAAGAGTTTTCTGTATCTGAAGCGGTAACTATTGCTGATGGAGTTACATTAACTTTTATACCACAGTCTCTACCTGTGACTTCAAGTACCGCGGCGGATGGTGCTGGTAACTGGACGTTAGATGTAAATCAAACTTTAGAGAGTGGTATTAAATTAACAGTCGGAAACACTAGTAGAGTGGCTACTATAACCGGTAATATAGAAATTGTAAAAGCAGGTACTGCAGACCAAACACTAAGATTTGACATGGAAAAAATGCTTTCTACGTCAGCTCCATAGTAAAAAAATAAGCAAAACTGTGACTATTATAATATAAAAAATAAATTATGGCAAACTACAAACCATCACCAAATAAATTTCTTTCCTTCTTGACGGGAGGCGCGGCCAGAAGAGAAGAGCAAAGAAATGCACAAGAAGATCTTCACATGCAAATGGAAAATTGGGAGGATACTAAAATGACAAATCCTTATGCTGGGGTAAAAAACCCTTATGCTAACATGGAGAATGTATATGAAGATCAAACCGTAGACTTAAAAGCTGCTGAATTTGCTAAAGAACAATCTCAGCAAAGCGCAGCTAATATAATGGCTAGTATGAAAGGAGCGGCTGGTAGTAGCGGTGTGGCTGGGTTGGCGCAAGTACTAGCTAATCAAGGCGCTAAACAAGCTCAACAAGCAGCGGCTGACATCGGTGAACAGGAGCGAGCTAATCAAACTAGAGCTTTGGGTGAAGCTAGTAGGTTGGACCAACTAAGTAGAGAAGGAGAGCAAAAAGCTGATTTGCTACAAAGAGAAGGGGCTAGAATGGTGGAGCAATATGATATGGACAAGCAAGCGAAGATGATGGATTTTGCAATGGCTAGAAAGGAAGCTGCAGATCAAGATATTGACAATGCAGCCGCACAGCAAGATCAATTCATATCTGGGGCGATACAGGGTGGTTTGACTACTTGGATGTCTGATATTAGGTTGAAAGAAAATATAAGTAAAACAGGCGTATCTAAATCTGGAATACCAATATATACGTTTAGTTATAAGAATGATGATCAAATCTGGTCTGGAACAATGGCTCAAGATTTACTTAAGATAGGTAGGGACGACGCTGTTCTTCTTATGGATAATGGGTATTATGCTGTTGACTACAGCGCTATTGATGTAGATATGGAAATTAAAAACAAATAAGATGGCTGAAGATAAACAAGTTAGAAAATATTTTGAGAATTTATCTTACGGTAAAAACTCTTTAGCTTCCGAGATACATGGAAAACAAAATCAAGAGCAGATAAATAAAAGTGTTGCCAGTGCTGTAAGAATGTATGACAAAGCCTTAGCAGAAGGAGATAAAGAAACAGCTGGGCACTACAAAGGGCAAGTAATGAAATGGCATAGAGATCTTGAAAACTTAAAAGCTATTAAAGAAGAGTATGCCATGAACAGCGGTAGCGGTAAGGGTGGCATGAGCATGTTCTCAAACTATACTGATCAAACATTTGATCGCGACTTCTTTACGGAAAGAGGTAGAATTATGATGGATGAAAAGTTAGAATTTACACTCGGTGTAGTTGGTGGGGATGGTAAGCCTATGTTTAAAAAAATAGAGGATTTAACTGATGGCTGGGTTTTGAAGGGCACAGAGGAAAATGACTTCATGAGGTTACAGCAAAGCGCCGTTAAACAGCGTAACAACATGGGTGAGCCTTTAGACTTTGATATCGATTGGGAGGTAAGTAAGATATTAGAAAAATCAGATAGCTGGAAGGTTATGGCATCTGATAAAATTGGTGGTAGGTACTTCTTAAACGACTATGTAGAAGGTAACCAAGAAGCTATACAGTCTGGACAAATACCTGATAATATGTTACACCCAGATTCTTTTGATCCTAACCATGACAATAGACTTCATACGTATTATGCTAATAGAATAAGAAAAGCATTCGACGAAAACTATCAAACGCCAGCCGAGGAAAGAGCTGCTAGCGAACTGATAGATAGAATTAACAAAGAAAATACCGAGTCTTAACATATGAGTGATATTAAATTTGACATAATGCAAAAGTCAGCTATTCAAGCTGAGTTAGCTAAAAAAGACAGTGATCTTGAAGCCGCGATGCAAATTTTTGTAGAGCGGCATGAGAGAGGTGAGATAACAAGCGAGCAATTATCTGAAATTAGAAAAAATATATCTAATAGATTAAAGAACGAAAAAGAATTAAGGAAGCAAGAAGAAGAAGAAAGAAAAAAATTAGCCACACCCAAAAAAGAAGAAGAGAAAAGCACTAAAAAAGTAGTTTTAGGAGAGGGAGACAACGCTAACGATATGCTTATAAACGCTGATGCGGAAATGAGAGGTGGTGAAGTTCGTTTCGGTGATAACGTGATGTCGAGAAGATTCGAATATGATGACACGAATCTTGATTACAACAAACTTTACACAAACAACAATCCTTTATATAATAGTTTTAGACACGATGTAACTGTAAAAGGTATTGGAAAAGGCGCAAAAAGTAGTAACTTTTGGGAAATGGAAGAAACAGATGCTCTTAATTATTTGCGAGAAAAATATGGGCACACTGATATTAAGTTTAAAGAAACCAACACAACAACACAGAGAAGAACTAAACACGGTAAAAAAGGAGAATCAGTTTCCAGGACATCTTTTGATGCTATAAAAATGATAGCACCCGATGGGTCTGAGGAGGTAATAGAGTTAGATCTTCAAGGATTTTGGCAAGAAGATTTTGGTGGTTGGGACGCTGTTAAAATTGATAATTACAACAAGTTAACTAATTTTCTAGAAGCTCATACTGCTGAAAGCGATAAAGCCCAAACGATAACTAATGATGAAGAAAGAGCTATATATCTTGAGAAGATAAGAAAAGAAAAACTAGAACCTACAGAGAAAGAATACACAGCTCAAATAGAAGAAAAAGGATTAACCTCAATCGATATATTCAACGAAAAGAAACAGACGCGTCACATGGGGGCAACGAGTATAGAGGTTAATCTTGAGTTTGGTGGATATGAAAAAGAAATTAAAGAAGCTAGAAAGCAGTTAATACAAGAAAATAGAAATAAAGCAGCTGCTAGCAACACACCTTACGTTGAACCCACTGTAGACGAAATAAAAGAAAAAGCTTTACTAAACCTTCAAAACGCTGAAAGAAAATATTTAAGAAAATTTAAGTATGACGCGTATATGAACGAGCTTGAGGATTTCGAAGACTGGGACGCTGACTGGATTTTGAAAAGAGCTAAGGAAGAGGGTGTTAATTTAGCAGATGATTACGAAAGAATTGATTTTCAAGAAAAAATTCGTAAAGAAATGAAAGACCAGTACTACAAATTAAAAGTAGCTGGTAACGACGAGGAGGCGGATGCTGTTTTAAAATACAGGGCTAATGAGTTACTTTTAAAAAATTCAGTAAGCAATATAGAAGCTTCTGACGTGTACAAGAGATTTAACGAAACAAACGCTAATATACAAAACCCAAAACACAACTACCCAAGTAGTGATAACGATATCCAGTTAGATAATGGTAAGGTAATACCTCTACACGTCTGGGAGCAGCATACTAGAGATCACGTTGAGGTTCTAGAAATGATGTCTAGCTTTGATAGTATCATGAAGGATGCAAATGAAGCGATGTCTGTTTTAGAAAACAACTCGTTTAAATGGGACTTGATAAAAAGAAACTATAATGATTGGGAGCGTACTCAAGAGGTTTTAGGTTACGGTTTTGGTAATATAGCTATGACTGGTGTTTATGGTGTTCCTAAGTTTTTAACTTTTGGAGCTAGCGGTGGTGATGATGAAGCTATTAGATGGAAAGAAACAGTTGCTAAAAATAGACAGTCTTTTAGAAAAGATGTAGAGTGGGATAGAGCTTTTGAAGATGGTAATTTTGGTAGATTTATGGCTCAATCTGCTGTAGATCAAATACCTATATATGCAACTTTGATGACTGGTCACGCTGGCCTTGGTATACTTGGCGCTTCTGTGTTTGGTGATAAGTGGGCTGAAATGACTATGGAAGACAGGTATAAGTTTGGCCCACCTAGTCCAACATGGGAAAAGTGGTTTAAAAGTTTGGGGTACGCTGGTTCAGAAGTAGTGTTAGATTACATGATAACAGTACCAATAATGCGTAACGCAAGAAACATGATGCGAGGAGGCAGTGGTAAAGCACTGTTAGATAATAGTATGAATGCTTTTTTCAAAAACAACGCTAAGAAAGCCTTAATATTTTCACCTGTTTTAGAAAGTTTTAGTGAAAGTGCTACGCAAGTAACTCAAAACATGATAGATGGTAAACCTGTACTTAACAATATAGATCACGCTGCGTTTTTAGGATTAACAATGGGTATGGCTATATCTTATACTGGTTTTACAGCTGGTTTAATTACGTCTCAATTTTCTGATCACAAATCGTTGCAAGAGGTTAGAGATAACATGACTGAGATGCAAAAGCTTTATGACATAAACGCTGACATAAAAGAAGGTCTTAAGTATCTAGGACCAAGATCCGCTGATAGAGCAAAAGGAAAGGAAACAATAAAAAATAACGAAGCTCGTATTGAGGAGTTGATGAATAAAAATGAAGCTGTTATAAACAAGGTGGGCAACAACATTAAGGATAAACTAGATCCCGTGGCTTACAAACTGTTTCTTGAAAACGAATTAAGAGCAGAGCAAATTAAGGTTGAAGCTCAAAAAATATTAGACAGTGGTTTAGACAAGAAAACACAAGATAAGAGGTTAAAAGAGTTGCTAGCATACTTTAACGCTTCTAATTCAGCCGCTCAGCAGTTTAAAGACCCTAAATCTTTTGGCAGTAAATGGGTATTTGTTGTTAACCCTACTAACGAAGAAGGTAAAGAAAACCTTGAGCGTTTAAAAGACTTGGCTACAACTGAGTTGCAAAACGAAGGCAACCAAAAACCTGAAGATAAAAAAGTATTAGAAAGAGCTAGGTATATTTGGGCTAAAGAGCAGGTTAGAGAAAGCAATGGTAACTATAAAAAAACAGCGCTTGCAAAAAACTATACGCCATACGAAACTAAAGAAGAGGCTTCAACTTTTATAGAGAATACCATTAACAAGGAGGTCGAAGTTATTAAAAACTCTAAAATATCTGAAAAAGATAAAACTAGAATTATAAAAGATTTAGAAGCTGATAAAAAACGAATATTAGCAGGTATAAAAGATGGGAGTATCTATGGTTTAAACAGAGTTGCTTACAATAATTTAGCTGGAACAAAAGGTAAGACGGCAGACGCTATATCATTTTCTATCGTTGAGTCTCAAGCTAGGGCTGAAAGATTTGAGACTAGAGTACATGAGGGTGGTCATCAAGTGTTTTGGAATGCCTTGCAGGCCGCTGGTGGAAATAAGATTTTCACGCCAATGGCAGAGCAAATATTAGATTGGACTAAAAAGAATGATAAGGGTATGCATAAGCGTATTATGCTGAGAACAGGTAATGGTAGACAAGGTGCGGCTGAGATTATCAGTGTGTTTTTAGAGGAGGTTGGAGATGGTAAATTCGATGTTAAAAAGAACAAAGGATTTGCTAATTTATGGGCATTAATGTCTAACGACGCATTAACAACAACTACTGGAAAAGATTTTAACTTTAACTTCGCTGGAGAAATTGATGTAATGGAATTCTTGGTAACTCTTGGTAAGAAGATTAAAAATAACACACTTACAAGGTCTGATGAAGCAGCTATACGTAAAGCTTTCAAGGCAAAGGCTGACAAAAAAGCTGAGGCTCAGTTTTCGCAAGTATATCAAGAAGTAGAAACGTTTAAAGAAGCTTTATCATCTAAAAATCCTAAGACAAAAAGAGACGCCGCTTTAATGGTGGCATATACGTTGGAAAACGAGGTAGATAGAAGGTTACCTGTATTAGAAGGTATTAATCAAGAAGACAAAGCTGATATAGTAAACAACTTTTTATTTGACGAAAAAAGAGGTTTGATGGGGCTATTAAACGGCTATAACCCTAAAAAGAACGATAGCATAATGGGTTATTTAAACTCTACCGTACCTAGAACTAGGTTAAAGTTATTAGACGCTAGACTTATAGAGTTTTATAAAGATGATCCTAGATTTGGTAATGTTATTCAATCAATGCAACAAGAGGGTGTTACCGAGAAAGTTGAAAAACAAGGTGGTGAAATAACTGTAACAACACCAAAACGTGAGCGTGTTGTAGCTCAAGATAAAGTTGTTTTAGAAACTTTTGGTGAAACAGCTCTACAAAACGAAATAAGAACTGATATTGTAGCGTTTGGAGTTGAAGGTGTTAACACGTATTTAGACGTTAAAAAGAACACAGTGTCACATCGTAAGTTTATGAAAGACGGTACTGAGATAACGCCAGAGTTAAAGGCTCAGTACAAAAAAGACGGTAAAAAACCGCCTAAAGAGTTAAAGTCACTACGCATACCAACTGGTAAGTATTATCCAATACTAGAAAAAGTAGCTAAGATGTATGGTGTTGATCCAATAAGATTAATTAGAGAACAAGACCTCACTACCACCATGAGAAAGTCATCACAAGATTATATACTATCTAAACGTGATGAACATATAGTTTCCTTACCAGAAGGAACAACGAGAGCTGGTAATCCAACTGGTATTGCCAACACAGCTTTAGGTAAAGCGTTTTTTAAAGCTGGTGGTAGAATGTCTTTCAAAACAACTGGAACTGGTAAAGGTTTAAAAGAGCAAGCTAAACAAAGGATAGATCCTAGTGATTACTTAGCTATATTTGGTTTAATACCTAGAAATAGAATAAATAATACCTCTGTAGACCCAGCGCTTAGATCACAAATAATACAAACTGCGGTTTTAGCTATCAACCAAGGTGTAAGGCAAGAAAAAGATGTTCTTAATCTAACTAAAGAGAGAGTTGATCAGATAAAAGATGGTAAAGCTGTTACCATGTATTCTGAAGATGCTGTTGTTGCATTTAAACAAACCTATATACAACCTATTGGTGTGCTTGGCGCTTCTTTAGGTTTATTTAGAGTTCCAAATAAAAAAGTAGAAGATGGTTTCAAAAAAGACGGGACACCAAAAACGTATTCAACTAGAGATTTAGATGCTCCATTTATTTACAAAGACAAAGATGGTAAAATAGTAGAAACTGGGCAGAACTATAGAGAAGCTGGTGTTAGTGTTATTAACAACTTTTTAGAATCACACCCTCAGTTTAGACAATTAATAAGAATAACCACTACTGGTGGTAAAAAAGGTGGTTTTTTCCAAACAGTTGGTAATTTTAATAATTTGATTAATAATGCAAACGTAGAGCAAGCATATATATCTAGAACAAAATACGGTGGTGATGGTGCTGTTTACAGTAAAGCGTTTCATGAAAAACTTATTAAAGGAGAGTTTAATCAAGAAAACAAAGATAGATTACCTTTGTTACGTGATTTTTATAAAGCTATTGAATCTCATCTTCAAACAAACCCTAGAGACGTTTGGATGTTTGAAGAAATGTTATTAGATACTGGTAAACAGCAGAACGTGTTTACAAGAATTTTAGCTCCATTTGTTTTTTATCCTGTAGACTCTAATAAAAAACCTATATTTAACCAACCAATAAAAGAAGAACACACGGATCCACAAAATTTAATTGGTAAAGCTTTACTATCAGCAGCTTTACAAGGAAAAGTAGATGAAGTTTGGAAAGTAGTCGGTAAATCCTATATGCAGGGCGGTATTCTTGATTCTAAGCAATATGCGCACGATAAAATGATTGATGACTCTGGTTATTCTACTAGTATGCCAGATGTGTATTACGAAAAAATAGTTCCAAGACTTTTAGATGGCAGTTTAAACCTACCTGATGGATACTCTTCTATTGTAAGGCTTGCGGCGTCAGGTATAGATTTAAACATGTACTATCTTCATAACGAAGGTAAGACTATAGCTGAGTACTTTGGCGTTGAAGGCATGGAGGTTTCAAGAGCCAACGATTTAATTATAAAACAACTATCAGGCGAGGTTAGCGCAGCGTTTTCTAGAGAGGTAAATAGAGTTGATATAAAAGAACAAATTAGCGAAAACAAAAGGGTAGACAACGCTATTGCTGTTGCTAGAACTACTAGTTATTCACAGGAATCAAGAGGTATTACTATTTTAGATTTTGACGATACGTTGGCTACGAGTAAGTCTTTAGTTATATCTACATCACCTGAAGGTACGGTTAGAAAACTAACAGCCGAAGAGTTTGCTCAAGAAGGCGCTGATTTACTAGATCAAGGTTGGGTACATGACTTCTCAGAGTTTAGCAAAGTTGTAGATGGTAAAACCGCTTCGTTATTTAACAAAGCAATGAAACTGCAAGGTAAGTTTGGTCCTGAGAACATGTTTGTGTTAACAGCAAGGCCTGCTGATTCTGCTCCAGCTATATTTGAGTTTTTACAAGCTAATGGCCTAAATATACCATTAAAAAATATTACTGGTTTAGCTAATTCTACATCAGAAGCTAAAGCGCTTTGGATAGCTGATAAAGTTGCCGAAGGTTATAACGATTTCTATTTTGCGGATGACGCTTTACAAAACGTGCAAGCCGTACAAAACATGCTGGATCAATTCGATGTTAAGTCTAAGGTTCAACAAGCAAGGGTGCAGTTTAGTCAAGATATAAATACTAAATTTAACGATATATTAGAAAGTGTAACAAAAATAGAATCTAAAAAAAGGTTTTCAGAAGTTAAAGCTAGAAAGCGTGGTGCTAGTAAAGGTAAGTTTAGGTATTTTATACCACCATCACATGAAGATTTTGTAGGTATACTCTATAACTTTATGGGTAAAGGTAAGGAGGGTAACGCACATAGAGACTTTTTTGAACAAGCGTTGATTAGGCCTTTAAATAGAGCTTATAGAGAGTTGGATACAGCGAAACAAAGTATAGCCAACGATTACAAAAACTTAAACAAAGAGTACAAGGATGTCAGAAAAAAGCTTAATAAAAAAACTCCTGATGGTGACTTTACTTTTCAAGATGCTATAAGAGTTTACTTGTGGAATAAACATGGTTACAAAATACCTGGTTTATCGCCGACTGACCAATCTAGGCTAACGGAAATAGTTCAATCTGACCCAAGTTTACAAGCTTATGCTGAAAACTTAAACATAATATCAAAGCAAGACGCCTACGTAAACCCAACAGAGACATGGGAGACTAGCGATATAAGAGTAGATTTAGACGACGCTACTGGTAGAGTTGGTAGAGCACAATACTTTGCTGAGTTTAACGAAAACGCTGGCATTGTGTTTTCAAAAGAAAACTTAAACAAAATTGAAGCTGCTTATGGCGCAAGTTTTAGGAGTGCTATAGAAGATATATTGTATAGAACTGAAACAGGTAGAAATAGACCTAGTGGACAAAATGCCTTGGTAAACAGATTTATGAACTATGTTAATGGATCTGTAGGTGCTGTTATGTTCTTTAACATGAGATCCGCACTGCTCCAGCAAATGTCGATGGTTAACTATATTAACTTTGCTGATAATAATATATTTGCAGCGGCTAAAGCTTTTGCTAATCAAAAGCAATATTGGAAGGATTGGGCGTTTATATTTAACTCTGACATGATAAAACAAAGAAGAGGTGGTATTAAAACTGATATTAACGGCGCTGAATTAGCGGCCTCTATGCGTAACGCTAAGAATACACCAAGGGCTTTGGTTGCAAAGTTGTTAGAACTAGGGTTTTTACCTACACAAATTGGTGATAATATAGCTATTGCTTCTGGTGGCGCTACTTTTTATAGAAATAGAATTAATACATATTTAAAACAAGGGTTAACACAAGAAGAGGCGCAATCAAAGGCTTTTACAGACTTTCAGATTTTAACAGAATCATCTCAACAGTCAGCAAGACCAGATATGGTTTCACAACAACAAGCCTCGCCTATTGGTAAAATTATTCTTGCGTTTCAAAACGTTACCTCTCAGTTTAATAGAATAGGTAAAAAAGCATTTTTAGATATTAAAAACAGAAGGATAACACCGGGTAACGTAACGCAACTACAAAGTGATATATCTAACGCTTCTAGAATAGCTTATTATTTTGCTATTCAAAACGCTATATTTTACACATTACAAACAGCTTTGTTTGCTATGATGTTTGATGATGATGAAGACGATAAAAGATTGTTAAGTAAAAAAGAAAGAGTTGTAAGCGGTAGTATTGACTCTGTTCTTAGAGGTACCGGTGTTATGGGGGCTGTGATAGCCACCCTTAAAAACATGGGTATTAAGTTTGCTGAACAAAGAGGCAAAGGTTGGAATAAAGATGAAAGCGCTGTTTTGATGGAAATGCTAAACGTTTCTCCACCAGTAGGTATTAAGGCTAGAAAAATAACAAACGCTGAGAAAACTCTTAATTATAACGAGAAGGTTATCAAAAAGATGGAAACATTTGACATTGACAACCCAGTGTGGTCTGCTGTGACTAACGTTATAGAAGCCACAACTAATATACCTATTAATAGATTATACAACAAAGTTCAAAACGTGAGACAAGCTTTGGATAACGAAAACACAGCGTTCCAAAGAACACTTATGTTTTTAGGTTGGAGCCAGTATAATCTTGGTATTAAAAACAAAGAAGTAGAAAAAGTTAAAAAAGAAGTAAAAGGTAAAAAACAAAAGAAAAAAGAAGATAAAAGAAAAACAAACCAAATAGAAGTTAATAAGAAAAAACAGCAACAAGAAAGAAAAGAAGGTAAAACAGTTAAGTGTGCTGCTGTTAGCAAATCTGGTGGTAGATGTAGAAATAAGGTGGAATCAGGAGGTTCTTTTTGTACTATCCACGCTGAAGTTAAGCAAAGAAAAGATGGCAAGAAAACTCAGTGTAGAAAGATTAAGAGTAATAAGAAAAGATGTAAAATGCAAACATCTGCTTCTAGTGGATATTGTTACTATCATGATTAAACAATTCAAAAAATAAGTGATAATAAATAGATGGTAAGAAAACTAATAATACTGCTACTACTTGTATCTAATATAACGGTAGCGCAAACATTTGGTAAAGAAGAGATTAAAGACTTATTAAAGTTCTCTACTTTTTATGCGGCTGTGAATGGTGGAACATCACTTTCTGACGTTGATGTATTCTCTGTGGATAACGGTTTATCTACAAAGACTATTTCAACTCCTTATGATTATAATTTTACCATAGGATTACGTAAGATAGCAAGATTTGGGTATGAGAATAAAGCGCAAACATTTT